TATACAGTTGGTGGTACTTTAGTAGTCGCTCCAAAACCAGGACCACTAGTAGAGGCAATACTAATTGCTTGAGTAGACCCTATACCTGCCCATGAATAAGTAAGTTCTTCACCAGTCACAAAGTAATGATCTGGAATGGTAATTGTATCCGCAGAAACACTAACCAAAGATGTATCACTTGCATCGACATATCTTTGGAATATTGGCAACTCATTATGAAGTAATCCAAAGGTTCTCTTAATATCCGTATGAGTTCCTCTATACTCTGCATAACTGGAAGTAATCTTAGCAGATTCAAAATCAAGAGATGAAACCATATCATCCTTCTGCAGACTTAAAACATTCTGGAATACTCTTACTTGAACCTTAATATTATGATTTGGAATAAAGGTTAAATGATTTCTACCGGAACCATCATTATTAGCACCAATAGTTCCTAATCCAGTAGTATGTAATTGAACATTACCATATTCGGTGAAAGCATTGTAATCATCGTCATCACAAGCAACAACCTCACACATCTCATAACGCTTATTAGTAGTATCCTCTAATTGAACAACATAGTAGGCAGCATGAGAATCACCATGGTACTCAGCAATAGTGTTTATACCAGGAGTTCCTGAAGCAGCAATAGATGTGTACCAAGAATCTAAAAGACCAGTACTCATCTCTTGAGCAGTTCCTACTCCAGTTGCAGTAGATGTGCTACTTGCAATAGAAATAGACATTGCACTTACGCTATGACCTACACCAAGTGCAGAATCAGGAGTAAAGTCAATTTTTAATCTAGAACCCTCAATATAAGGATAATAAGTTCCTAATCCACCAACACCATAGGGACTGAGATTATTATCTGATAATTGACCGTATTCAGTCAGATCAACGGTTGATCCATCATGAATCAAATTAAGTTCATCAAATTCATAGTATGAACCATCATTTGCTCCAATCTCAACAATAACCTTAGCAGAACGATAGGTGGATGCAATTCCCACAATAGTGGTTGCAGTGCTAGTTCCACTAGCCATTTGTTTATAGTGGGAATTAATATGAGCAACACTTCCAAGAGCAGTGCTACCTATTCCACTATTATTACTCAAAAGATCATGTGAAATATAAGTAACATCATAATTATTGTCTTCATACTTAATAGGATAGAATTGAAGTCTTCCTTCCTCTCCACTGACATTCCAATCAAAAGATCCTAAATCAGGATGAGTTTCTATTCTCGCATATTGATTGATAAAGCCATTGGTTCCATCATGAAGAAGTGATACAAGAAGAATCTGTCTTTCCTTAGTATATCTCTTATCTCTTACATAAGTAAAATATTTTCTACTTCTATATGCAGTTAATTTATCACTATTAATAACAGCATATCTTGTTGATCTTGGTTTGTGATTAAATTCTCCACTAAAATCATCAATAGTAAGAACCCTATTTCCAACAGATTCTGAATAATCAGTCAATACTCTATTTTCAAATATGATTTGATTAGAGACTAATGCTGTTCCAATTTTAACTGCTTCTTCAGATGCTAAATCGAAAGTATAAACACAATGAAGATGTCCTTCTCCTGTTAAATCTGCAACAATTTCAGCATCACTATCGAGACCAAAAACTCCACCTGTATTTTCTGCTTGAGTTTCAACAATCAGATCTGAGAATTTTAAGAATCCAGAAGTATGGTTTAGTGAACTAACAGCATCATTCCAATCTTGATAAGCAACTTTAGATTTTAAAGAGTAAGAGAAGTATTGATAATAATCGTTATCGGGCAATCTTTGAACATTATTATTCAGAACACCAGTATCATATGTCCATCCCTTGTTAACCTGAGAATAGGGTCCTAATTTAATATAAGAATCAAAATCAACTTTACTCTTAATACGACCCTTAGTGTTAGAAGTTTCACCCGTAAGAATAGATCCAACCAAAAGATCGCTATCAGTAGCAACTTTAAGTGTTTCTATCTTATTATTCCAACTTTCTACAATTCCACTATCATCACCAGTAGTAACAATTTCTCCATCCTTAAAGTCATTGATTTTTAATTTTATATCAAAAATTGGGAATTGCTTTTTAGGAATTATTCTACCAAAAGAAGTAATAGGATCAAAATAACCTGGATATTGGTCACCCTCCAAAACAGAGCTCATATCATAAACTATAGAACCTGTGTTACCACCTAAAGCAGAATTTACTTCAGTAACAGGGAAAAGCTTATAGTTATAAGAAGAAGAATTATATCCTAACGATGTACTTCCAACACCAACACTGGTATTCTCAATAAGAACGTCATCTCCTACAGCAACAGGGAATAAATCACTAAATCCAGTATTAATCCCTACAGTTACTAGTTTAGTGGTGCTATTATAGGTAATGGTATTAATTCCAATTCCATTGGAATTGTGAATAGGTATAATAGTTGGGAGAATATTATTCATCCCATAAGTATTCTGTACTATCCTTACCTGAGTAGATCCAACATTATATTCTAAAATAACATCATCAATTACCTCACCAGTATATCCATCCAAAACAACTAAACCAGGATCAGTCAAGTAATTCTTACCACCAGATGAAATACCAATACTCTTGAACGATGTAAGAGGTTCAATTGTAAGAATTTCTGGAAGGTTGAGAGAAGGCTTCAAAGTAAAGTCAGTAGGATAATCAAATCCAATATTGTCAATCGTATCCTTTTGAATTTTACCAATAGAAGTACTTTGAACTTCTAAAATTGCTCCTTTTCCATACGCAGAGGAAATTGTATTAATACCTGGATTAAATTCATACTTTGTACCACCATTAACAACTTCAATTTTAGCAATAGCACCATAAGCAGTTGAAGACCTAGTAGTGTAGTAAGAATTTGCAGTGGCTGATGTATAAGAATCTGCTTCAGGATATTTTCTTATATTATACTTAAAGGTGGTAGTTCCTAATCCAACTACTTTCTGAGTTCCTGCATACTGACTATCAACCAGATTAACCTGATTATTATTAATTACATCAGTATCAACAACAATCTCCTTTTTAATATCCGCAATATAATCTTCATTAATAGGTTCTAGATTATAATAAAGATTTTCAGGAATATCATCATTTAAGAATAACTTAACAGTGGCATCACTTTCTAATCCAATCTCACCAGTCTTAACAACTTCAAACTTATTAGTAACTCCGGTAGATTCAAACTTATATTTGAATTCAGGATCCTTATAGAAATTAAAGGTAAATGCTGAATAGGAAGTTACTCCAACCTTTGATGATAAGGTAGAATCAGATAAATCAAATGTAACAATCTTATTTCTATAAACATCAATCTGAGGATTAATCTCACATAGAGTTCCAATTGTAGCACTAGTAATATCAATATAATTGGGAATATTTAAATTTAAATCATATCTAGTTTTACATAACCTAATCTTATCTTTTGTATAATAAAGAACATAGTAAAGTTCTTCATTAGTTAATCCACCAGAAGGAGAAGAAGCTTTATAAAGAATCTTATCACCAGTCTTCAATCCATGATTAGTAATAGTAATAGTATCAGCAGCAGTGTCTATATCCGATGCAGCCCAAGTGGTAGAGTTATATACGGCTCTTCTATTATCATCATCATATTTTACTGTTATAGTTTGGGTATCCTTTCCAAGATTTGTAACTTGAATTTCATCACCCAAGGATAATCCATGTGTAGAAGCAGTAGAAACAGTAACAATATTCTGTCCAATTTCACCACTTATAGCAGTTCTCTTTGTAGTAAAACTATGATAGTTTCCTATACCAAAATTCTGGAAATAAGGTAACCGTTGGGTAGTAGTTGAACCAACCCCAACAAAAGTTCCTGTAGTTCCTAAACCTACTCTAACAGTCGCAACTCCAATAAAATCTCTTGCAACATTAGCAATGTATAAGTCTTGACCTTCTGGCAATTCAAATGTAGTTCCAGATGTAATACCAGTTATAGGTTGCCAACATTGAATTCCAGTTCCACCATGATTTGAATAAGTAACCTTCTCACCAGTCTTCAATCCATGATTAGGAATATAAATCTGACTATAAGGAACAAATACTTGTGTTACTCCCAAACCAGGCATGGAGAATACTGCAGTAGATCCAACACCTGCAATTGCTGATGTTCCCACACCTACCGATTCATTGGGATTAAAATAAATCTCTTTATTTGCGCTATAACTATAATCTGTTTTAAATCCAGTATTAATAGTAAATTTACGTGGATTTTCTCTAAGAATAGTAGATGAGCTATACGCAAATCCTACAGTACCATCAACTGCTCTTCTAACTCTAATTCTTCCACCAACTTTGTCTATATTAAGAACTTTAACTTTCTCAGTATTACCTATTCCAAGAATATCATTCTCCCTAATAAATGGGAAATCAAGGAATCCAGTAGTGTAGAAATAAGTGGTTAATCCTGTTACATTAGTACTTCCAATACCTAAAGTAGTTACAAAATTATCTGTCCTAATACCTATAGTGTAATCATCTTCTAAATGCGCAAAATAAGTGCTTAAACCAGAAACAGTGATTAATTCGCCATTCTCTAATCCATGAGGAGCAGTGGTAAATCCAACCACACTTCCTCGACCATCTATAGTAGCAAATTCAACACTAGAATATGAAGTAGTTGCAATACTTACTGAAGAAATACCAGGACTGTAAAGACTCTTAACTCTAGCAGAAGCATTATTTCCACCTGTTAGAGAATTGTCAAATAAGACTCTATCCCCAACATTATAATTATTACCCCCAGTTAAGATGCCAATAGAATCAACCTGGCCAGTAGAAGCACTGTCAATATTTACTGTTTGATTTCTAACATTATCAGGATCAAAAACAAATTCATAATCACTGTTAGAAGATTTAAATTGATAACCTAAAGTGTTTCTAAACCATTCTGAATCATTTAAATTAAATTCTTCTTGATTTAAATCATTACTCCAATCTGATGTAATGGGTTCTGAGTAAAAACTAGTTCCAATAACATAAGGAAACTCTGGTCTATAATATCCATCAAAAGATCCAGAAGTATCCGTTTGCCCACCTTCAATAGTAGTAAAGTATGCATAAACTCCATTAGGATATTCGGGTGTTATTCCAAATCTACCATTATGTTCGTCCAGATCTCCACTATTCTTAAATCCATAATCTTCATTGAAAAATCCTTGTGGGAAAATAGTAAGAGATGGTCTATTAGAGTGGGAAATCAATTCATACCCAGTTTTCAGTGCTCTAGCAACTCCACCCTCAGGAGTAGTGTATCCATAAGGACCATAAATGGGATTTCCATCATAAGCCCATCCTAGAAGTGGTGAATGCCAAGAAGAAGTTTGTTCCTTCTGTTGCGCCATCCTTAAATCACCAACACCATATTGTATTACTCCACCATCATTTCTTACAAATACAGATTTCCTAAGTTCCCTAGGAGCATACATGTGGCAATATTGTAATCCAAAATCTTCTCTCTCCGAACGAGCAATAATTCCATCATCTGCACTTATAGTATCTAATAATTTACGGAATAGATTAACTGTCCACTTCTGAAGATGTCCTTTAAGTTCACAAGTAGATCCAGCAGGTTTTATAGTAATAGTAGTGGTATCATCGTATCCAATGCCGCCACTTATTACCTTTACTTCTTTTAGTTGTCCACCTTCAACAACAGGAGTAAGTGTGGCATAATTTCCACTTCCATTAATTACAAGATCAGGAGGAGCATTATATCCTGTTCCGTTTCGTGTAACTAATACTTCTTGAATTTTCCCATTACTAACTACGACCATCACTTCAGCATTTAATCCTTGACCATTAACTTCACCTCCACTTCTAAAGAAGAATTCAGGTTGTCTATCCCAATTAACAATAGTATCTGACCCGTAAGAACTTCCAGCGTTAGTTAAATAAACAGACTCAATCTCTCCTCTAACAATGGGTTGAACTTGTGCAGAGAAATCTTGATTAGATAATGTAGAAACTCCAGTATTTCCTGTGATAACAACAGAAATTGCAGGATAATTAAAAGAATGTATCCCACTACCAATCGAACTTAACTGAACATACTGTTCACTATCAAGATACTGTGTTTTAGAGGTAGTTCCTAATCCAACAGGAGCAAGTTTAAAGGAATTAGTATTTTCCTTTTTAACCAAATATTCTAAGGAAGTATTAAGACCATCAATAACAGTTCCTGTTGTAGCATAAGTAACAGTCTCGCCTGTCTCATATCCGTGAGAATCTATATTAATAACATTAAGTGAGGTACTGACACCAGTAGTTTGAGTACTTCTCTTTTTATTTGCATATCCTTCACCACTATTATTAACAACAATATCGGAAATTATATTTTTCTTTGAAGTAGAATTAATTTCTTGTCGTCCGACTCCATAACCACTAATGAAAACAGTGTTTATTCCACTTATAGCATCCTTTTGTTTGGGATAAATCTTAACTGTTTGAGCATCTACTACACCGACATGATAAAGTGATCCTGTAGTTAAACCAGTTAAAGCAGTTTGCTTACCGGGATTATATACAACTTCTTCATAATCTCTAAACTTATGATAAGTGGAAAATCCAATTAAACTAGTAGTAGCACTTCCTGCTTGAATAAAGACATTACCACTAGATCCTTGGTTAGTTGCATCAAGAGAAACACTATGAGATACAGATCTCATATTGACTGCTGCCGATGCATCCTTACCATTTCCTCCAGTAATAGTAATAAATGGATCACTTACATAATCAAATCCACCATCAATAATTTCAATTCTTTGAAAAGATCCTTTTACTGCACATATACCAGTTGCACCACTACCAACAGAATCTATAATATCTAAACTAGGTGGAGTTACTACATCATATCCAGATCCAGGAGATTCTACTTCAATACTTTCAATACCTCCATAGAATACAGTATCTGATGATTTGTAATTTAAAACCTCAACTCCATTAATTAAAATACCTGTTCTTCCAGGTTCAGTTATATAATTACCGCTCTTATTTTGAGGATCTTTTACTTCTCTGAAAAGATTTTGTGCTTCTATCTCTTGTCTAGCAAAATCATAATCTTCAATAACATTAGAAGTTACAATTCCAGAAATAGAGATATAATTGCCACTATTAATATTAGATCTACTTTTTGCAAAACTTAATTTAGACGCATCAATTCTTTTAACAAAATAAAGTCCTTCTTGAAGTTCTGGGAACTTACTCATTGAAGTTTGAATCCCAGCAAAACCATCACTATCAACAATAGTCTCTTCTTTCACATATGGTTGATAATAGATTCTATCACCAGTATAAAAACCATGATCTAATGGAGCATTTGGATCATTAGCAAGTACATCAATCTCAGTTCCACTATACTCACCACTTAAAGTAATTTTTCTACTATAGGGGTTAATATAGGTATCCCGATAAAAAGGAAGGGATGGGGATCCAACTAAAATTTGATTATTAAAGTTAGTGTAGGTATTTTGAATATTTGCGTTATTTCTATTCAGATAAGGATACCTGGTAGAATCTACTTTTGTTAATTTTCTTTGAACTTCATAAGTGTAATTAGATAATAATTCACCCTGTCCTCTAATAGTAAAGATCTTAGATCCAGATACCGAAACAATATCACAATCTCTGTTTACTCCATCACTTCTCTTAACAAGTCCTCTATCTCCAGCTTTAAAATTATGAATATCATAAGATGTTACTTCATAAGTATAATTTGAACTATTAGTTAAACTAAAATCACTAAGATTATAGGTATTAGCAACATTACCAATCCAATTCTCTCTTCTAGTAGTAGCAGAAGAAATTCCTAAACTCTTAATCCTACCAGTATCATTCTTAGAATATAAATGAGTTTCTGGAAGTACAACCTCTTCCAAGACAGATCCAATTCTAACTTTAACTACTTCATCGGTAGTTATTCCAGCATAACCATATGCATTAGCATCTAATCTAATTTCTGCTGCTGTTCCAATTCCAGAAACAATAGTAGTACTTGCTATACCAAAAAACTGAGTAATAGATTTGGAAGAGTAAGATGCTATTCCAGATATTCCATTATCATATTTAAAAGCAATCTCTCCAGATTGTGCAAACCCAACAGTAGAATCAACATCAATAGTGGTAGATCCGGAAGAAACAGGAGTTATTACTAATGTTTTTGGATGAACGGAAAAATCTCCATAGAGAGTGCCCTGCAGAGTTACATCTTTATTATAATCAGCATCAAAACTTAACTTATAGTATTCTGTATTACCTATAGCAATTTTTTCTACATCTGTAACAGATCCATACGCTTCGGTAATGCCATATTTTTCATTAGCATCTTGATATAAGGTATTATTTAAAAGTTTTGTAGGATCTCCCTGAATGCCTTCAACAACTAAATCTCTAGTTCTTCTCCACCCAGCATCCGATGGTCTGAATAAAAAATCTCTTGGTTTAATAACCGAAACTTCTTCACCAAATAATGCACCAAATAAAATTTCAAATGATGGATCAGCACCCTTTGAAGAATAAAAATCTTTAGATTGTTTAATAAAAAGATTCTCATTTAAATCAGATGTTAAACTTCTCTCAGCAAATCCTGGAATAAATTGTTGCTTTAACTTATTGAGAAATTCAGTGAAAAATAATCCACTTAAATTATAAACAAGAGGACCTATAGCATATCCCTCATACGTCTCCACAGGGTGCTGTGCTGCCACAGAAGAAGAGAATACGAGTTCTTCTGGGGAATTTACCTTAGAGTATTGAGTAACGCCACTGAACCCCCTTACACACCCCTCAAAGGTCGTATCTGTCTTACTAGTGTAGGTAATTATTTCATTATCAATCTTAAGGATTCCATACCTATCAGGGAATCCTCTTGTACCTGTTAGAATATTACCGTCTTTATCAGTACTTGTACTTACCGTAATAGTAGTATCACTATATGATAAGTCATCACTTAATATACATGTATTAACATTCTTAAAAATTTCATCAAGTTTAATATATTTGTCAAGATTTTGGACGAGATCAGTAGCTCCACTAGGGTATTCCTGTGAAATATAATATTGCTTTAAAAAGTCTACAAGAAGTGGATTCTCCTCTGCAATAAAATCTGGTAGTTGATTCTCAACTATCGATTGAATTTTAACTCTAGTTTCCATATCTTATCTTACAAAGACTCCGTTTGAATAACTTGACGATACTTGAAGGGTACTTCCTGAAATTTCTGCTCCAGATGCAATTTCATCAGGCCACATATTAATACTTACCTTACTAGTATCTAGTTGCAAATAAAGATCCTGTAATCCAATAACATCATTCGAATATGGAATAGCTTCAATCTCAATAAGTGGAGTTCCTCTATTAATAGTGGTTCCTATAATATTAACGGGATTTAATTTAATTTCACCTTTTTTATAGTCAATAGATCCAATATTTCTTCTAATAATTTGTGGTTGAGTGGGAGAATCCAATCTAAAGAAATTAAGAGTTCCCATATGGCAACTAATAGGTATATCCGCTAGATATACCGTTCCTGCGATTCCACTAACCGTAAATCCGGAAGATTTGATATTGTATCCAGATTGATGGGCAATATGGAATCTATTACCATAACATATTTCATATTCAGCAAAACTATTTAATATTGCTCTCAAATCTCTTCTCATAACCACTGTAGTGATGTTAGAAGTGACAGATTGATTACTTTGGTCAATTATATTCAAAAATTGACTATATTTGAATCTTGCACCAAATTTATTCAATTCTGTGGAATCAGCATATGTGTTAATACTTGAAAAAATGGCATTTTTCGCCGAATTAGCAGAAGGTGCTAAATTTGGGTTATAATAGACATTTGAAGCGGTTTCAATGTACAAATATTTCAAATCCACTATTTCTGGAACAATTCCAGCAACAGTATATTTTTGTAACTCCCTTTTTATGTTATCTTTGATCAAATTTGACAAATAGCGGTCATTATAAGGTTTTATGCTAACATAAACTTTTCCAAATCGAGGTGGAGTAAGAGTTTCTCCGCCATAAGCAGAAACTGACTCCGTTTCGGGATAAATTGTCGGAATTAGTGCTTCATAGTCAGATGAAGTGACTGCTCTGTTCCGAGAAGCATAAACTTGGGTTCCATATTTCTTAATTGACTCTACACTTTCAATACTTTCGCCAGAATGTGAAGAATCAGTAACTGAAATTAGTGAAATTCCGGTTTCTACTGCTCTATCCGAATCATCTTGCAAAATTCCACTAAATTGGAAGGAAGAAAGATTATTTGCAGCACTACCATTACAAACAACGTAATTGGCGGCAATAAATTCGGGTTCTTCAAGTTTTTTACCAAAAATACCGTCTCCAAAAATCAATTCATACTCTTCATTTTCAACTTCTTGAATAAAGAACACTCTAGAAGTGGGAGTGAGGTCAAAAAGACTATCAGCAAACGTATATGTGTTTGCTGCACTTGAAGTAGCATTAGCACTAACAGTTACTGTAAGTAAACTAGTGTCAATACCAGCATTATCAAGAATAAATCGTTGATTGGGTGTAAAAGAGCTAACTGTAAAGGTTTGAGTAACTCTTGTACCTTCATATATTGTAATATCAACAAATTCTGCAATATTGTTAATAACAGGAACAGTAATATCTGATGGAATAGAAAAAGAATAACTTTGCTCTCCAAAAGGATCAGTTGTAGCAACCACTCCTGCCTTTAAAATGAGTGATGCTGGTGCATTGGTAAAATTACTAGTGTCAACAAAGAAAGATACCTTTGCTCTTGCTGATTTTCTTGATCTAGGAACATATCCAATATTACGAGCAAGAGAAACAACATTTTCTCTTAATGTTGCACTATCAATGAATACTTCATTCGTTACCATGTTGGTATTGTATGAAGTAATGTAAGTGTTATAGGCTAACGTATCAACAATGACTGAAAGGTTTGATCCTTCAAAGTCATAATCGGTAAAATTAGAGTTTGCTCTCAGATAATCCTTAATTGAGGTTTTTATCTGGTCAAAATCTAGATCTGCGTAATTTACTAATGCCATTATCGTGTTGGTTGTAATGCAAATTGTAATTGTTGAGGTAATACATCAATTCCAACAATATCATATTCTAAAGTTACGTTGAATTCACCATTGTCATAATTTGGAACAACATCAACATTGGTTAATACTACCCGTGGCTCAAAGTTTTCCACTGTTATCTTGATTTGATCACTAATTTCCTCTGCCGTTAACTCATCAATACTCTCAAAAAGGAGTCCCATAACATCTGAACCCAAAATAGGGTTAAAAAATCGTTCTCCAGGAACCGTCATGATCAAATTTCGTATAGAACGAGCAATAGCAGTTTCATTTTTGATTGCAATAAGGTCTTCATTCAAGGGATTTACCTTAAATGAGGAGCTTATATCCTTAAAAGATTGACTTACCCGTTCTAACGGCATGAAATTATAAAAATACTTTATTTATTGAGTTATTTATTAAGGAATTATAACTAAAATTCTGCCAAAGGGATCATATCAGTGTCATAATCAAGCCCATCGTCCTCAAATTCACTATCTTTACGCTCATATAGGTCATTTGGGATCATTTTATCACTTTTTTTAGGTGTTAGATCATCATTTGATATCTCACGAAGCATTTTTTGATGTTGGTGATTTGCTAAGTTGTCTAAAAAATCGTGTTCTTTCATCTGTTTTACCTCTCTTCACTAAAAAAGGACTCTTCCGAGTCCCCTTTATTTATTTTCCTTGTCCTCGATACTTTTTGGGTACTGAGTTACGAGAGGTCGCGGCATATTTAGTATGTTTACTTCTTCCTTGACGAGTTTTTTTCGGTACGGTATCAATATAATAAGTTGAACCCCATGCACCTTGTTTAGTTTTAACTGCCATAATGGAATTTAATGTGGGTTATAAGATTTAAGGTATAAAACGAACCCACAGATGGATAAAACACCTATGAGCCCGAGCAACGCGATAACGTTCATTATATTATACGAGTTTTTTCGTGTCCCACTCTAATCCGCGGATCACACCAGATTTCAAAGTCTTTGTCAATTGCATCAAGACAGAACGAGACATCCTCGCCACACATATCTTGTACACCACCAGACTCAAAGACTTGCATCTTAGGAGCAAACCAAGGATACTCTAATGTCTCAAAGACACCCTTCTTAATAAAGACCCATCCGAAACCAGTATAGTCTACTGTGAAAGGCTTGTTACGCTTACTCATTGTCTCAACGGTTTCATGATTCATAACACCACCGTTCTTACGGAAATCATCTTCCTCTAACCAGTGTGCTACTGAGGTTGTTTGCCCGTCTTCTGTTGCATACCATCCTGCACTAATTGGACGATCCTTCTCAGGGTCAATACTACCATCCTCTTTAACTGATTCAGCAGGTATTGCTAAATCTGCAAGTTGCCAGAACTTCTCTGTGTTAAAAACAATATCAGAGTCTATCCATAGTTGGTAATCATACTCTAACTTACCATCCCACGGAGCTTGCTTAGGTCCTCTTAATACATTAGCACCTAAACACTTACA